TTCGCAAGAAGTTACATATTGCTTCCGATATAACGAACACCAATTATTATTTGCTTTGCTCATAATATATGCATAGTGTTGATCTAAAGAAAGTTATGCTTTCAACACTCACAACCTTCATTGCTTCTAGATATTTGGAAGTATTCTCAAGACATAAAGATTAAAAAAAAAGTGTGCATTTTCTCCTATTTCATGGATTTTTAGTCGCATGTCGACGTTTAAGTGGTGTCAGATGTCTGGTACGAATGATTCTTTTATATGAAACTTGAGGCTCATTTGAAATATATATGCAAATAAGAACTAATGAGCTACAAGGCAATAGCATTTCAACTGAAATAGGTAGAAACGAAATAATAAAAACCAAAACGACTGCCAACCAATATAAGTTGGACCAACGAGAATTGTTTACCATATTAGCAAATATTTTTAATTTTTTATCTGATTTTTCTATCATTTTGGAAGAAAAAGCTATTTTTAATCTATAATTATGCTTGTACGAAATTCACCCGAAAAGCCTACAATACCTCTAGTTGACATGGCGGATATAATAACGATACTTCATTATTAAAAATAATAATCTTAGGACGAAAGGACGATATAATATTTATATAGGATGAGTTATTTTACAGAACAACAACTATTTGATAGTAAGAAATATTTTTTTGATGAACGTTTAACATGTTGGATGGCTTGTTTAATGAGTTGGACTAATTGGACTCCATTTGATAATAATGTTGAAAAGTTAGAAGATTTTCAACAATTAATGAAAGATCGTAAATGGAGAAGCGATGACAATAGAGACGAATGCCAACGTTGTCAAAGTGTCTTTGGACTATGGAACCGTAAACATCATTGTCGCCTCTGTGGTGATATCTTTTGTGGCGCATGTAGTGAAGTCAGAGAAATAAAGTGCTGTTACCGAGAAAATCTCTATATAAGGGCTTGTCATCATTGTTATCAAATGTTTAAAGAACGTTGGAAGTTATTTCATGATTTACAGAAACGTTGGATGGCATCAGAAGGAAAGGTTTCTGATTGTTGTTTACCTAAACACCCTAAATTACCACGTCCACCACACTTAGATATCCAAAGTTTAACTGAAACGGTTAGTAGTGGAGAGACAAGTCACTCGGTTCCACAATCCAAACCACGTAATGATAATACAGAAAGTGGAAGATTTGTAAGTAGTAATGATAGTAGTCCTGATGGCTTAATTTTAAGGCGAAAGTTGATTGAAAATGATAACCTAAATGCCAGAGAATCTGATAGTGACCACAAGTCCATTTGCACTAGTCCTAAAAGAATGGACGAAAGTAATATGTCAATAACGAGTCCACAAATTGCAGTACGTCATACATTCGACAATGATGTTGTGCCATGCGGTGATACAATACAACCCATTACTATTTGCAATAGAAAGGAAAGAGAAACTGTGGCCAAGTTTAATTCGCTTGTAAGAGACGCAGATCCGCGAAACAAAATTTCACTTGGAGACGGCATGAGTGATAAGACGAGAATGTTTTTGTTCGCATTAGGTTTTCAAGTGTCTCTATTAGGTTTTTATTACTGGTTTGATGGTTCGTTTTTTGAACTGGGACAAAACTCAACTTTTTAACTTTTGATTTAGACACCGATTGAGATAATTTTATTATTATAATTGAAATATCTCAATGTCAGCAGAACAAACTAGCGTTGAAGAACAGGAATTAACTACCACCAATATTCTAAGAATGGGTTTAGATGAGTTGTTTCCTTTAGTTATTGGATCTATCGTAAGTATACTTTCAATCTGGCCCATTTTAAGAACCAATTACACTACCCTTACTAAAGTATTATTAATATTATTACCAGTCATCTTATCTTATATATATTTAAAGTACCAATTTGCACCAACACCCAAAAAAGCTTACTTTTTAAGTATTTTATATGACAAAAATAAATCAATCGAAACTGGATTTCACCATAGACGAACCAATCATTGGCCATTTGTAGGCTCAGCGGTAATCAGAATAAATAATATCGATCATATATTTTTAGGTGGTGGCAAAGGTCAAGAAGATGCTCTCTTGTTTTATAATAATGAAAAAGGGCAATTCCGCAATATTATCGAAAATACGGGTTTGAGTGATAAGAATAATGCTACTTTTTCGGCCGTGGCTCTGGATATGGATGGTGATGGTCGTCAAGATTTAATTATTGGAAGAAGTAATGGCGTCTTTTTGTACAAGCAATTAGATAATATGATCTTTCGAAAAACTAGCATTGTCAATAAACAAGATCAAGTGCCATTGGCTCTATCGATTGCTGATTATAATCGTGATGGCCGTCCTGATATCTATATTAGTTATTTCACACCAGCAAGCAAGTATCGTGGTACGGTCTTCAATGACCCAACTCATGGTCGAAAGAATATGTTATTACAAAATATTACCGTATCTAGTAACCAAATACAGTTCAAAGATGTTACCAATGAAACCGGTGCAAGTGGAATGCCTTACAATACATTTACTGCGGCTTTTATTGATTTAAATAATGACAAATGGCCCGATCTGGTTCTTTCACATGATTCAGGTGAAGTTGAAGTATTAAAAAACCAGGAAGGACAGTTTAAATCAATATTCCCGTACTCATTTAAAGGAAATTTCATGGGATTGGCATCTGGTGACGTAGATAGTAACGGTGATCAGGACTTATTTTTGACTAATTTAGGAACTGATACACCTAAGAACCCTATGAGTCTTGGTGATATCCAACCTAACCAAAAACAAACTTTTCAGCATGTTTTGTTACGAAATGATGGTAACTTCAAGTTTGTTGAAACTAGCAAAGCAAGTGGGATTAGTGGTGAAGGTTTTGGCTGGGGAGCACTTTTCAGTGATATCAATTTAGATGGTAAATTGGACCTCCTTTTTGCTGAAAATACTAAATTATATCCATCACAATGGGTCTTCCCTAAACCGGGCCATTATTATGCATCTCATCAAAGGCCAGATCACTCCACTAGTGAATCATCGGTAAAGAACAGTAGTACAAGGTTCCAAAGAAAGTTTACTTATAAGAATCCCTATTTTGGACACACACCACTCTTGGCTGATATTAATCAGGATGGCATTAAAGATGTCATTTGGGTTAACATGGAAGGTCCAGCAATCGCTTATCTGAATAAGAATAAGCTTAAAAACAATTATCTGGTGGTGGTCCTACCCGAAACTGGTGAATTTATTAATGCCACTGTTGTTTTGGAAACTAGTCAAGGACAACAGACACGTCAAGTAATTCAGGGTGGACTAGGCTTTGGCAGTGATACTAGCAACATAATTAATTTTGGTCTAACAAAAGATGATAGACCAACTAAATTAACTATTAATACTATTTATGGTAAACGCTATTGTGTCAAGGATCCAAAGATAAATAGTGTAGTCAAATTGATAACAAAATAGGCTATTTGAGCATTTCTTCAATTATTTGTGTGTAATTGCAAGTTTCTCTGCCTTGCGTTTCGCGCGAGCACCACCTTTATCTTTCTCTCCAAGTGACTGTTTTTGAGCATTCACTGTTACACTGTTTGGTATATGGGGAACATCCATTTTACGTACAGACATGAACCATCGCACGTCTTCATCTGATATGCGTCTTCGCGCCGTTTGGTGTCTAGTTACAATTTCTGTAATAATATCGATTAATATTGTTTTGACATCACTCGATAATATTTCCCCTTTGGAATAAGCTGTACCGATTTTTTCTAGTTCCTTATCATTATTAAGAAAAAAACGTAACCACTGATACGGCACATCAATATCGATATTCGCTCCGTACTTGCGATGCTCTTCTAGTGTTTTACCTCCACCACTAAAAGCAAACTTGTTAATTTTCTTTCGAATCTCAGTTGGTGTATCGGTTAAGAAAATACCACTATTCGGAATGGATGCCGACATCTTACTATTAGGTCCACCAAGAGCTGGAAAGAATACACTGTGAATTTGGGCTGGTTTCTTAAATTTCAACTGAGATGCAACATCACGCGTAATACGGAAGTAGGGATCCTGATCAATCGCTTGTGGAATAAGACACATAAGATCCGAATGTTCACCAAACATATGCGGAAATGAGCTACTAAATGACGGTGCAGCCTGGATAGCAGGAAAGGCAATTTTTCCGATATTGTGATCGGGTTTAAACCCAAATGTTCCACGTACCTGGTTGAACGTAATACATCGTTGGATCTTGCAAATATTGGGATACATTGTCCCAACATAGTCGTAGTTACTGAAAATAAATGTTTTATCTGGATTGAAGCCAATTGCAATAATATCACGAACATTTTCTAGTGTCATCGCCCTAACAGTATCATAATCAATATCACGAAATAGGAACTTTTCATCATCAGTCATCTGTATTACAAGTGGGACATCGAATGCTTCTTGTAAATACTTGGTGAATAGAAACGGGACTAGATGACCTAAGTGCATAGAGTCAGATGATGGTCCACGACCAGTATAAAGATAGAAAGGAATCTTCTTCTCGTAACAATCAAGTACCAGTTCCAGGTCCCTATGAGTAAAAAAGATACCGCGTCGAAGGAAACGATGAGCACGTTTACCTGTTAACTTTTCAATTCGTTCGATAAGAGAGTCGGTGATCCGGTGACATCCGAATTCGCGAACTAGTTTATCATAGTCGATATTATTAGAGGCCTCCCATGGCGTGACATCACCCTTCACGGCATTTTCAAAAATTGCCCCGCAATCTTGATTACCTTCGTTCTTAGATGGAGAACTTTCGGATTGGTCTTTAGTGTCATCCATTGTCTCAAATAAATTACCAAAACGTATCATTTTTTTTAGATAATAGAAAGTTGGCACCTATCCCAACTCGGGATCATTAAAAAACTGCTGAAATTTTAAACAATATATATATAAAAACTTATATATGGAACTAAAAATGGTGATGTTATTAGAAAAAGTGGTGCATGAAGAGGATGGTGATTATGTAACCGATGAAATAGAATATGACGATTTACATGATGAAGATAAACAGTTGGTCCAAGATGAAATGCAAGATAGAGTTGATCTATTTATGGATGATGGACCATTCGACCGTCCAATACTAGATGGTTCATTTAGATATTTGATGAGCAAAGGAGGGACAGTTACGATTCGTGATAATATGGTGATATTTAGAGTACCAACTTCGAAATTCAGGGTTAGTAAAGTACTGAGTTCGTTTGACAGCGAAATTGTTTCTGGTTATTTTAATAATGATGCTGTTGATGGTATTGAACTATCGACTGGGTATCATCTTATTATATTTGATAATGCAATGGTTGATCAACTTGAAGAGACATCTTCAGATTGATCCATTTAGATCGGATAACAAAGTGAGTTAAGCAGGATATTTTTAGGTTTTATGATGGATATAGTAATAGCCATTCACATCAACACATAAAACAATAACATTTACCTACACTAATTGATGCATATTTCAAACATAATTTACAATTAACTTTGCATTTATGTGAGGACGTCATTTCGCCGTTCAAAATCCTTTTTTTGGCTATATCATAACTGAATTTCGCGTTACTCTTTTGTTTTTTATTACAGTTGTTTTTATGATATCCAAGTATATTTGTCGGACGATGACACTGACCACATGCATATTCGCAAGTGACATCATAATTTGACCAATTTACAACCTTACATTCGAGCTCATCACAGCTTAGACAATACATATTTTTATAATGAACAATTCGCGCTCCTGGGCAATTTAGTGACATTGTGTCTAATTCATAACTACCATCACTAGCATCTGAGTCTGAGTCTGAGTCTGAGTCTGAGTCT